AATCGCCTTGTGTGGCTTGTGGTGGGGTCTGTAGTGTGTTTGCAGGCATCAGATTATTGCTTAAATCAAAAGAATTAAGCCCCTGCGCCCCGTAGCCTTGATTTCGCAAATCATTGGCTGCTGCCTTGAAGTCTCCCCCGTGCTTGAGCGTGGCGTAAAAGGCAAACTTGGAATATGAAGTTTCTGCATCAAATTGCGTTGATGTTGAGAATACATAGAACTTATCGTTGCCATTGAAGTTGGTGGTAGCACTGATGCCTTCGGCCTTGCCTGGTCTGCGCCACACCGTTGCTTCGCTTTTGCGATAGACAACGCTCCAGCCAAGAGGCAGTAGCAATTCTTCCCAAGTAGTGCGGGCGTTGTAATCATCGCCAGGGGTGAGAATTCCATCGTGCTTAGTGGCAACTTCTTGTTGCAGGCTTTCAGCTTTAGGCATCTCATCAAACATTGCAAAAATGGTGTGAAGTGCCGCCCGTTCTTCCATTGTGATTGTTGGAATTCTATGAATTGCTCCACCTATCAGTGTCCAATTGCCCCCGCTTGGGTGGGTAGTGCCACCTGAAGGTGCCGTGATAGTAAAGCCACCCTCTGATCTTGTTTCCGCCCACACATCAACCCCACCGTTTTCACCAGGCTTACGGGCTAACTTAGTATTACCTGGCAACTCACCATTTGAAACGCGGTAAAGCCAATGAAGCCCACCTGAAGGTGTGATCTCGACATAACCAGCGTTAAGGGTATCCCACAAATAACTTAATCCTGAATTAGTTGCAATCTCTGCAATCTCAAGGTGCATTTTTTGAGCTACGGCGCGACCTTCAAGTTCAAGCATCTCTAGGTTGCCTGAAACTTTGCCAGTGATTACACCAATGCCAGTTACATCATCTTTGAACCACATCAGTAATTCATCAGGTGTTGGCAATTCTTGCTGGAATCTCTGCCAAGCAAATGCAGGCCTTTTGGAACCATCATTGGCAACTGGCACTACTGAAATGCCTTGTGCTAAAAATCGCAGGGCGATTGGTAATAGTTGACTCATTCTTGCCCCCTCATAATTACTACTGCAGATGGAAACGGCGCACAATTTTTTTGATTTCCAAATTTCAACCTGCCACGCATAAATCTGATCTCATGTTGGATGCAATACTCATGCCACCATGAAGTGTCTGTTCTACTAGGAACTAAGCACACAATTTGCCCCCCCCCGCAATTGGCTTCAAGGTTAGCCTTTTGCATCCAACTTTTTATCGTTCGCCCGTATGGTGGATTCAACCAAATGTTTCCCTTAGCATCTTCCTGCCAATTGCGTTCAAAAGCATCTCGCAATTCAGGTGTTTCGTGATCGGGTCCATACCAAAGATTGCAAAGCGCTGAAGATTTCAAAGCTGCTGCATCAAGAGTAAATTGAAATTCATCGTTTAGTGCATCAAAAAACGCTCTTGGTGTTGTCCAAGTATCATCTAATGAGGATTTATATGCCTCACCTGAATAGAAACCTTGCATTATTCTGCCACCATCCGCGAGATAATCCACTCAACAACAGGCACCGCTACCGCGTTGCCCATTTGCTTATAGCGGTTTGAATCGGCCTGCCCATCTGTCCAACCATCAGGGAACCCTTGAAGGCGCTCACATTCCATTGGCGTTAACCTGCGCACAACTGCAGATTTAAAAACAGTTCCCATTTTGTCTAAATCTGAGCCTGTTCTTAAAGTCTGATTTGTTTCTGAAATTGTGTGGTTGTAAGCATCAAAGGCAAGAACTGGTGAATTGTTGTTTGTCATTCCAGCCTTGAGTGTTCCGACACCTTCAGAATAATTAGCAAAATCTGATGGTGAAAAAGCAACTACTGCAGGTGCTTGCTGGCGATCTAATGTATAGGCAGGTGCGCCTTCGGCACCAATGCCAGTTCCGTTTTGGTGCTTTTCTAATTCTCTTGCATCATCAATAGGAAATACCATTGGCACATTCCCACCCCCTGTTCCATATCGTGAAATAACTGTTGGCACAATGCCATCCTCATAAACGCGCACATCATTTACACGCGTTCCATCAATAATTAAAACTGTTGCGTAAGCCTCACCATTGTTATCCATTGCGTTCAATGTTGGCACTACCCCCCCCGCAATCCAAGATTCATAATCGTTAACATTTTGCGCCCGCTTAGCTTTCGTGAAGAAGAACATTATCTTCAGGCCTTTTGTATGAAGTAGCGGTAAGGGTTGTTATTCCTTCGGTGTATTTTGAGAATCCTGATTGGCCAAATGCTGCAACGCTTGTTCCAGTTGCACTGGCAGTGTCTTTTCCCTTCGATTTGCTCTGCGCAAGATACCTTGCGCGGCTTTCGGGGATAGCAAGTATTTCTTCAGGTGATCTCCCTGAGTCTCCAAGACATCCGACAATGAACACTCTACGACGGCGTTGGGGTACTCCGAAGTGTTGAGCATCAAGCACCCTGTAGGCGATGCGATACCCGCGCTCAACCAACGCTTCAAGAACAACGGCCATATCTGCGCCTTGATTGCTGGAAAGTAAACCAGGGACATTTTCGAGGATAAAATTTTGCGCTCTTGTTTCGTCAAGCAATCGGCAGATTTCCCAAAATAATCCTGATCTAGCACCACCCAATCCTGCTCGTTTTCCAGCCACTGATAAATCTTGGCAGGGGAATCCACCTGTGATGATTCCATTTCTAGGTTCAAATCCTGCTGCAATGAGTTGTTCACCTGTTACCCCCGTTATGTCTCCGAATATAGTTGATTGTGGAAAATGCTTCTTCAATACTTCTTGTGCTTTTTTATCTATCTCAACTGATGCAACTACTCTCACACCATTGCGTTCCAAAGCTAGATCAAAGCCACCAACACCTGCAAATAAACTAACTGCAGTTCTCACTTGCTTCCCCCCCATCCATCACCCTTAAAGATAGTTCCCCCAAGTGAATACTTGCGTTGCATTAACTTCTTTTTGCAACCTTCGCAGATGATTCTCTTTTCATCATCCATTTGAAAAAACACTTCAGCACTATGCCCACAATCGCAAGTAAATTCATAAAAAGGCATCTGTTCCCCCGTTCGTTAGTCTTGCGTGGCGTTGCAGGAATCGAACCTGCAGTTGCACCCCCCGATGCAATCCCTCATCTGTGAACCATCACAACGCCGATCTCTTGGGGCAGAAAGGACAAGCACCCCAAGAAGTTTAGTTAACTGGTTTTGCTCCCAATTGTGCCAGCAACGCCTGCACTGCAGGGTCGTTGATGTTGGCACTGGCAGTTGCCGCTGGCGCAGGCGCTTGCGCACCGCCACCTGCGATAAATGCGTTGGCCTTAGCCACTGCATCAGCATCGCCTGTTGCATCTACAAGAATCCACGGCGCTGACTTTCCAGGCTTTGCCGTTCCCTGACCAATGCGTGCCAATACCTTTTGGCCGATCTTAGTTTTCAATGCGTTCTTCAAAGCTACATTGAAGAATAGAACTGAATCGTGTGACTGGCCTGTGTCTAGGTCATTGATGCGTACTTCAATTGCATCTGCATCCCCGTGAACTGTTTGAATACCTGTTTTGTATTCCAATGGCTCAAGGATAAGCAAGTGTCCGTTCAAATCAGCAACTTTTACTGATTCTGTGTTGTTACTAGGTGCTGAAAATGCCATTTGACATTCCCCCGTTTCTTTTTGTTTGGGTGGTGCTTAGTTTGTTGGTAAATCCAACTCTGTAGGCGGTGTTAATTCCGCCAATTCTTTTGCTATGTCATTGATTGTTTTGGCTGGGATTTGGCACCCGCAACCGTCACGCTCACACACCTGTATCACCGTTGCAGGCAACTGATAGATCAGTGCTGAAAGGTCGGTAATAAGGGCAATACATACACATACGGCTTGGGGTTGCAGGAATCAGTGGCCACATTTGTGGATTTTCTTCAACATCAATTGTTGAAAGCAACTCATAAACGCTATCCAAACGAGCAAGGGCAGATTGCGCTGCCGCTTCATCGTAATCAAATAGTTCAATGTGCATATCATCAATGGAACCGCCCGTTGGCAAGAAGATAAGGCCAACCTTATTTACTTGCACACCTTGCTGGGCTTTTCCGTAACCGTAAAGCTGAACTTGGGTAATCTGTTGTCTGGTGGCACCTTCACTTCGCTTGGCTTTGACACCTGCAGGTGATGTGGTTTTCCAATCCAACACATAACCCTTTTCTTTGTCGAAAAGGTCAATGGTTCCTGAAAGATTCGCTCTAATTTGAACTCGTTGTTCTACTTCATAGCGATCAGGATGCTTGGCAAAAATATCTTCAAGAAATGAGTGGATGGCGGTGCCGACATTGGCAGCCCAGGAACCGCCACCCGACTCATTAGCCTTATCCCAATCCAGCAACTTGTAAGCAAGCCTGCGTACACATTCTTGCCCTACTTCACTTGGCCCAATATAAACCTGTTGGCTTCTTGGTGACCACTTGCTTGCTTCGGTGATTATGTCAATCAACTCAAGGCTAAGTTCTTTTGCTGGTGTGTTCAAAGGTGCGAAAGTCATTTGCTAATCATCCTCATTTACAATTGAAAATCTACGAGAGGTTGATTTTACCTCAAGTGCTTCAATTACCTGCGCAGGCAAGATTTCGCGGGCGCGTTTGGTGTCAAATCGTGTTGATTCAACAAATGACCATCTAACAACAG